ATGTTAAAATTACAGAAAATTTGGGAACTGGCGCAATTCCTCGTGATTGTATTGTTACTGATACTATGCGTAATGATGGAGCTAACTGTATCGGCGTTGAAATTCGTCATAAGTCAGGCGCTAACAGTTATCTCCTATTTGCCAATTACACGCAAGAGGTTAGACAACTCCAAGGTTTCAAACTTAATTTGGCTGTATTTGACGAGCAGCCACCGGATGACTTTTTCAGTGAAGTCGTTACTAGAACGGCTACAACACAGGGCAAGGTGCTTTGTTCGTTTACGCCGCTCAAAGGCCTCAACGGACTTGTCAGCAAGTTCTGGAACAGAGAGTCAGGCTACGAATACATCCGTGTAAGTTGGGATGATGTTCCTGAATATGATCCATGGGGTCAACCATTCCTGCTTATGGAAACACGCCGGCAGTTAGAGCGTGATTACTTGCCACATGAACGCGAAGCTCGTATTGCAGGTAAGCCTGTTATGGGTAAAGGTGCTGTGTTCCAATTGGGCAACTGGCCCACATACAAAGCAGGCGAATTTAACTTTGCTACCATGCCTAATATACACAGGGTAATCGCTCTAGATCTAGGATTAGTTAACGATAAGACTGTCATTAGTTTAATGTATCATGATCCATACGAAAAAACCGCCTTCCTCCACAAACAAATCGTTGTTCAGGGCATTGAAGAGGCTGTGCCTATGCAGTATATCAATCATTTACTTAGACCTGAAGTCTTTGGCTGTCCTATTGTTCTTCCTAGTGATGCTTCTACTCCCGGACGCTATACTATGAGTAGCAATAGTATAAGGGAATTATTTGAACAATACGAATTAAATGTAATACCTGAGCCCATAATGAATCCACCTGATCCACAGGGACGAAGAACTAATCATAAAAGTTATGGCATTAATATGATGCGTCAAATGTTAGAAGTTGGCAGTTTAATGATTAATGAAAATTGCACACATTTCTTAAACGAAGCACAAAACTACTTCGTAGATGAAAAGGGCAGATTCAGCGATCCGGATGACTGTATTGATAGTGCAAGATACGCACTACTGGCATGCTTGCAAGGCATTGCTGAACCATGGGACAACAGAACACCCGCAGAGCGGATGCGAGCCCAACGAGATAGATATGTAATGAGAGATTATAGCAATAAAGCTGCTATAAAGAAAATATATGACCCAAACAACTGACGAAAAAGCACCGCTGTTTCTATGCAGCGTAAATAAAGAAGGCATCCTATTATGTGAAAAACACGCTAAGGTATTTGAACTGGCAATGATGACAGCTAAAGTGCCGCATACTATCTATGAACTAGATGAAGAAGACACTAACACAATAGAATGTCAAGCCTGTGATTTAACAGACACACTGGAAAGACCACGCTTTATATTACCTAATTAAAGGAGATTACTATGGGAAAAGGATCAACCCCAAGGCCTTTTGATGTGCCTATGCAAAAGTTTGCAGAAAACTGGGACAAAATATTCGGTGACAAAAAAGAAAAAGAAAAGCCCGATCAGCGTGACCACCCCGACAAGGGCAAGAAGTAAGAGCTAGCCAACAGATAAAAAAGACGCTAAATACTATATTAGAGGGCTGAATGAACCATGTTAGATATTAAACATATACCGATTCAAGACATTAACACAAACAAGCAGATTAATGCTCGTTTTGTTAGACTGAAGAATCAAATGGATGTTAAGATGGCATCCTACTTACGCTACCTAGGCACCAAAAATGCTGTTAACAGAGCCAGTGATTATCACTATTTGTGCCTTGCTGTTACTGACTCTACTGCTCCAGTAAACGGCATTGATTACATTCACCCTAGTGTAAAGCCCGTAGTAGATTATGCCACCGCAGTTATTGCCAAAGGCCTTATGCCCAATGGCGAAGTAAACTTTGAATTTGTGCCCGATAACGAAGCAGATGAAGACGCAGCCCGTCAAGCCTCTAACATGGTTCATAAAGTTATTAATCAAATGAATGATCCGCACTTTATTCTAGAGCGTTGGATTATGGATGCAGCCATGCACAAGAATGGTATGATGATGATTAAACCTGTGCGTGAGTTAATTACACGCTATGTAGAAATACAGGGCACACAGGATCAACTACGAGCCTTTGAACAACAAGCAGCAGACAGTGGACTAACAGCCACACGCCAAAGCCGCAGACAAGTAACTGTTGACATGCAAAGCGTATTGGCAGAAGTGCAGCAGTTAATGGGCGAACAAAACATGGCGTTTGCTCGCGAACAACTAGATGGTAGAATTGCACAACTACAAGAACTGCCAGAAGACCTAGATCTAGCAGCACAAGAAACAGAAGCACAAACAACACTAGATGGACAGATTGCAGACAAGCAGGCTGTGTTAGATGACGCTATCGCTCGCAACACAATCTACAAAGCCAAATATAAATTAACTGGCTACAGTATCAACATTAAGTTTCATCCTATTGCACAGCATTATTGGATCTGTGATCCCACTGTGCCAGAAATGAAGGATCAACCATTCTGTGGTTACTACGATCCAATGACAATTCAAGAAGCAGTAGAACTATATCCTGGTATCAGCGACCACTTAGAAGAATTTGAGCAGTATGCTGAATACAATATGAACGGCGCTTACCAAGCAGGTAGCGTATTGAATAACTTAGCCATACATGCTCGTGACAGCGTGCCTGTTATGGGTATTCCTGTTAGCAGCGCAGCATCAGCTGATCCTGACAGCAGACAAGTAAGTATCGTTACAGTATGGAACCGTTATGACATTGACGGTGACGGTGAATTAGAACTCGTTGAAATCATTTACAGTGGCAGTTATATTATCAGTGCCCGTGAAGTGGAGTTTATCCCTGTAGCTAACATGTGTCCAAAACCATTACCAGGTAACTTCTATGGCATGAGTATCGCTGAATCGGTGATACCGATGCAGGAATACGCTACCAGTGCGGCTCGTGCTGAAATTCAATTAGGTCTGTTAACTGCCACTCCCCGTATTGGTGTTAAGCCTGATCGCCTAGACTTTGAAATGTTGCAGGATGGCGAAGCTGCTATCTTTATTTTAGATAGTAAATTTGATCCCAGCAAAGACATTTACCAAATTCCTCCTCCCAGTGGCAACCTAGCGTTCCTAGAGCAGGGCATGAACCGTATTCAACAAGATACAATGAGCATGATTGGTATGACTACACCACAGGATGTATTCAACCCAGAAGTTATGGCTGCTGGTAACAGTGGTATCAAACTACAATTAGCACTGACACCAAACCAAATCATTCAAGACAATACTGTGCGTAATGCCGCAGAAGGCCTAAAGCAAGCACTATGGCTAACATGGCGCACACTGATTCAGTATGGCGATGATTATGGCGTTAAAAAACTAGCGCAGGAAAGTCATCCTAGCAAAACAGCAGAGTTCTTAGATTTCCTATCTTGGGACGACATGAACTTCTGTGATCGCAAGCAGATTCAAATTGAACTAGCAATTGGTATGAAGAGCGAAGAAAACAGTCTTGCTCGTTTACAGATCATTCAAAAGTGCCAAACAGATTTATATCAAACTGTGCAGGCCATGGCTGCTAGTGGCGCACTGACACCTGAAGTATACAAGAAAGTTAAGAAGCCATTTGCCGATACATTGTATGTGCTAGGTGTCAAAGACTGTGACACATACTTGCCCAGCGATGATGAAGTCATGCAAATGATTCAAGCTTCACAGGCAGCACAACAGAACAAACAGCCAAGTCCAAGTGATCAAAAGGATCTCAGCGCAGCCGCGTTGAACCAAGTCAAGGCACAACAAATTGCTGCTGAGATTGAAGGCATTGATCCAGAGACACAATTAAACTATATGAGTCTCGCAATGGGTAAGGCACAGGATTATGGGCATTGATTTTTTGAACTAAATAGTTATAGCAATGTTAAAACCATACAATAATGAATTTCATAGTCACAAATCTCGTGCCAAATGGCGTGGGATTGAATTTGAATTTACTTACGATACATGGATTGAATGGTGGGGAGATGATATTACTAAAAGAGGCAGCAAAAAAGGTCAATTAGTAATGGCCCGTAAAGGAGATCAAGGCCCATACCATCCAGATAATGTTTTTAAGTTGACTCAAGAAGAAAATGCCAGTATGGGTCATAAAGGTAAAATAGTAAGTGAGCAAACAAGAGAAAAGATGAGTATTGCTCAACAGAAAAGATTTCAAACGGAAAAGCAATGATCAATGAAGATAGCATAGATTTTTTTAATAGTCGTCTTACAGCAGATTTAAGTCAATTGAAAAACATGACACCTGCACAACAGGATCGTGTAAGACACTATGGTAGCCAGGCAGAAGCATTGTTAAAGAATAGAGACTTTGCTATGTTTGTGCATCATTACAAGTTTCAGTTAGCAGATGAATTAGCGGCCATTCGCGGTCATCTGCCAGACGACAACGCACAGCGAGTTGGCTTAGCCAATGAACTTGCTGGCATTGACAATTTTGTTAACAGTCTTAAGAAGGCTGTTTACATTAAAAACCGTATTGGTAACACTAACGAAGTGCCCAATACTTAAAGGAAAATAAATGGAAACAACGACAGTCAGTCCTAACAGCACACCCGCTGCGGCCACTGAACAAAGCGCAGTCCCAAGTTTGGATAGTATCGCCGCTAAAATGACCGCAATGCGTGATCAAACCATGCGTAATCAACTTAGACAAGGTGCCGAACAAACTGCAACAGGTCCGGATGATTCGGCAGATGACTCTAGCCCTGTGGCGCCCAGCGATTCCGCTGTGCCAGAAGTTGATGATCAACACACCGATGATATTGACAGCGACAATTTGACAGCCGATGCCCAGGAAACTGTAAGCGACGCACAATCAAATTCTACAGCAGATGAACTAATTGACTTTATTGAATTTGCCAACGACAACCCAAACGCTAAGTTTAAGTTCGTTCGCAACGGTAAGGAAGTAGTCATTGATGCTAAGAAGGCCGCAGCAATACTAGGTCAAGGATCAGCAATACACGAAGAAGCCCGCCAACTAAAAGTTGAACGAGCTGAATTTGAAGAATATGTTAATGAGACCCGTGCTCGCCAAGAAGGCTTGGCATTGGCCATGGAATTTACAATTGAACCACGCTTGCAGAAAGCCTATGATGAAATTTTGAAAACTCAAAATTATCAAACAACTTTCCAACAGCAACTAGCACAGACTAGAGATCCAGCAGCTAGAGCAAGGATTCAAGCCAGTATGCAACAGAATGAACAATACATTCGTCAGCAACAAGCAGCAATTGGCAAGTTGAAACCTGCTGTAGATCAATTTAGACAGATCCGCAGTCAGCAAGTCAGTGAGGTTCTAGGTAACAACCGTAAGAATTTCCAAGACAAAGAATTGAAAAATGAATATGTCTTTAATGAGATTCGCGAAAAGGTTGCCAAAGTATGGCCACATGCTAAACAGGAAATTATTCCCGGTGTCCCCAACATTGACCTAATCAGCAGTGATGAAAACTTGTTAAGTTTAATCCGCGACGGTCTCAAGTATAGGGACAAGCCCAATGCTAAAGCAGCAGGCGCAAGCATGGCAGCATTAACACAGCGCAAAGGTAGCTCAAGTTCAAACCGTGGCAGCGGCGATAACATTGAGAAACTTCGTGAACAAGCCAAGAGCGGCGATAAGAAAGCCGCAGACAATCTGCTAATGGCCCAACTACAGAAGTTGAGATCCAGCAGAGGTTCCCGATAATTGCCTTTTAGGAGAATATAATGGCAGAAATTACAACCAGTCAAATTGGTAACGGCACAACTGCTTATGGTAGTGACATCGTTGTCAAAGACTTAGATCTAGATGTATCCAACCGTGTCAAGGATGACACTCCTGTTCTAAACATGTGTATGAGCAAGAAGCGTAAAGTTAATTCTACTTTACCTCTATGGACTGACGATATCTATCGCGCTCCTGCTGTTCAAGCTCAAGTTGAAGGTGCTGTTGTTTCTACTGCTAACGCAGAAAGCAACCAGCGTTACAACTTAGGTAACTACACACAAATTTTCAGCACAACTATTGCTGCTTCTGGAACTGCTCGCGCAGTTATGCAGGCTGGTGGTGATCCCCAGGCTTACCAAGAAGTCAAGCAGTTGATTGAGCTAATGTTTGATGTGGAGTTACAATTAGTTCGTAACGACCAAATCGGCACCAAGTATGCTGGTCAAACAGGCACAGCCTCTGGTCTACCATCAGGCCAAACTGGTCGTCGTATGGGTTCTCTAAGTTCTTTCGCAGGAACATGGAGTTTCAATACAACTTCTGGTAACCTAAGCGGTCTAGATACATTCTTCAACAACGAAGACACTGACAGTTCTTTACAGATCAGTAACGCCCTACGCATTTATGCCAACGGTAACTACTACTACAACGGAACTTTCACTGACCAACTATTCAGCCCAGCACTATACAAGCAGTTAGTAACTGTTGCTGAACAGCGTTACAACGCTAAGATCCGCACAATCGTATGCCCAACAAGCCTACGCACTTCTATCAGCGATAACATCACACAAAGCAGAGGTATCAACCGTGTTGATTCTGCTCGTGGCGATACTATCAGCACATACGAAGGTGATTTCAACTACACATACGAAGTATTTGATAGTTGGATTATGGATCAAGTTAACCCCAACAGCATCTTCTTCTTGAACGAAGATGTAGTTCAGTGGGGTAGCCTGCGTGACCTAGGTCCTAACAACGAAGTATTCAGCAATGCTGACGCTTCTCTAGACCAGTTCATCATGGAAGGAACATTGATTGTTCGTAACCCAGCTGGTGTTGGCGTTCTAGCTAACATTGAAGCAGGCACAGCCGCACAGAGCGCACTACCAGGTCCTCGTGCTGCTGCACTAGTAAGCCGTGTCAACTTTGGCGCTGGCGATGTTACACCTTAATCTATTATAATAGATTAATGGACAAAAGCCCGCTTCGGCGGGCTTTTTTATGGTGATTAGAACGGACTAAATATTAAATATGAGCGACTTCAACAAACCTGAATATTTGGATGACACAGATCCAGAAAAGAATCATGATTACTACCGCCAAGATCATGGTGGTATGATTACCAATCACAATGGCGTAGCAGATAAGCTGTTACAAAACAACGATTTATATCGTAAGATGAAAGGTGATTGGACTAGAACAGACACTAACAAAAGCGGTAATATTATAGTTACCACTGGACGCGAAGATGGTAAGTTCTACATCAAACGCGAACAAAAGAATGCTGCTGCCATAGCACAAAGATGCCAAGCCTATCGCCGAGCAGCAGAAGCAGGCATACCGGATCCCATGGCACCTTTGGGTGATGATGGCAACCTAACATGGAAATGGATGGACTTGCCCAATGTTGTTGCTGTTCGTATCAGCGATGATTACTTTGGTGGCATGCCATGGAATGCATTGAAAAATGACAAGACACTTAAGGCACAATTTTACAAGGTAGTTGAACAAGAGTATCCTCAGTATGTTTGCTACCCGGGTGGCAAGCTACCAATACCCATAGATGTGCCATATCCCACAAAACGCGGGCAAAAGCGTTTCTTTGAAGGACGATAAACATGTTCGTTATACCCACAGCCAATGATTTGGTAGATTTTATTAAAGACTTTACTGGCAGCAGCAATGACGCTGAAATAAAGCAATGTATTTTCCTCGCAGAAATGAGTATGCGTAACATTGAGTTACCTGCGCTGCGTAGTGATCCTTATGCGCCAGAAAACATTGGCATTGTGGATAGCTCGGGTAGTATTCCTATTCCTGGTGATATGAACAAACCAATCTTGTTCTTCAAGCAAGGTGTTCAATATATTACCACTGCTACTGCTACTGGCACTAGCGGACAAAACACAATTGTTTTGTCTAGCACACCAGCGCAGACATTGACCACTGGTATGTTGGTTACAGGCACTGGCATTGCTGTAGGTGCTACAATTACTGCTACAGGTGGTGGTGGTATCGGTGACACAGTTACGCTAAGTGCCAATAACACAGGCACAGTAAGTGGCACACTGACATTTACTACACCTCCCCCAAATCAAGGCAACAACCAAAGCCAAACTGGTCCATGGATTGTCTATGACCGTATTGGCGACAGAGACATTATTACACAAAGCATGATTGCTCAGCTATATTTGCAACCAGTGAATGTGCCCGCAGTAATCCGCGGCAAGTTCAGTGAAGTAGGCAGAAAATACAAGTTTTTGCCATATACTGCTGAAGGTGATTTAATCAACTTGTATTACTACAAAGCATGGCCCTTGCTGTTTGCACCTGTAGATGATACATTGGTCAGCGCAACTGGATCAGTAAACCCAATCAGCGGCACTGGTCCATGGCTAATTGCTATAACTGGCATGACTGACACAGATGGTATAAATGTTGGTGATGAAATTACAGCAACACCAGGCACAGGTAGTTTAGGCACAGGATTTACCAGTGCGGTGGTAACACAAATTTTAAGCAGCACATCAATTCAAGTTAGTGTAACAGGTGGTTCAAGCCCACAAGGTGGCACTATTACAGACATTTACATTACTGATCAAACTGTTCAAAACAACGCTGTGCTACAAACATGGGCAGAAGGTTATGTATATGGCACAC